CCATATCAGTTATAGCAACATCAGACTTCTTAGCAGCAGCAACAGTATCCCCACCTAAAGATTGAAGAAGAGATGCAGAGAAACCTGTAACAGTTTCCATGTATTCATTAGCTGACATACCAGCAGTTTTGTAAGCTCGTGAGGCATTCTGTATTACAGTATCCGAACTATCTTTAAATAGTGTTTCTACACCACCTACAAGTTGTTCATAATCACCATAAGCAGAAATTGCATCTTTACCTATCTTACCTACTGCCACACTAGCAACTCCTAAACCGGCAACAATTACTTTACCGGCTTTTGCAGCAGAAGAACCCATCTTGCTAAAAGCACTAGATACTTTACCACCGGACTTCTCAGCTTTTTCACCTATCTTCTCAATAGGTTTCTCTGCTTTTTGAGCAGATTTTTCAATATCGTCTATTGTGTCATCAAATTTATCAGCCTCTTTTTCTGCATCTGATAATCTAGATTTATTTTTGCCTAGCTCTGTCGATAATTCTCTTATTTCCTTTGCACACTGTTGTGCCTCATCGGACTCTTTGCCGTGTTGCAAACACAAATCCACATACTTATCTTTAAGATTTTTCAACTTGTTCTTCTGGCTATCAATAGTATTGTTTAAATCTTTAAGTGTAGTCTTTGTTCCGTCAACTGACGATTTAGTATCATTTAATGACTGTTTAGTATCTTCAATTGGTTGCTTTTTAAAACCATTGATAATTGATTGTCCTATTTGACTAAAGGCTTTAACTAATTTATTACTAGTGTTTACACCCTCATCACCAAAAGACTTAATATCCTCTTTCGACTCTTTTGCTTTATCTGTGGTTTCATCAATAGATTTATTTGCATCAGAATTATCCACTGCTATGCGACCAAGTAGCTTAAATAATTCCAAGTGTTCTACCTCCTCTCCTATGAAGGTTCAAAACTGTTCAATATATCAAATGAATTACTAATAATTTTTTCTGCTTCTTCAGCAGATACTTCTTTACTTTCTAAACTTTCTTTCCACTCACTGTATGACTGTTCACCCATATATTTGTGTAAGAAAAATTCCCACAAAATATCTTCATCATTAAGATTAATCAGTTTAGTAACAAAGTCAGAAAAACTATTAATAGCAATCATCTGTTCTATTAAAAGGAATGGACTTGCATACCGTTTAAATAGCAAGTCCATAAAATCAATAATATTTACTTGAACAATTTTGACACATGCTTGAAAAAATCCTTAAATTCCTCTTTCTTTACAAAGCTGATAATCATATCAGAGAAAGTAACTAAGTCGAGTTCTTTAACTTCCTTATATGATAAATCACTGACACTAGAAAGAAGTTTAAAAATTTCATTTTCACAGTCTGCAATATGTGAGATAACCACATTTGCAAAGTTAAGTGCAACTGTTACACCTGCAAGTGTAGTTAAGTCTTTTGCACCTTTCTCCTTTGTTAGCACATCAACAACATCTTCTGACTTAAAAGTCTTAGCAAAGTTGTTTAGTCCGATTTTACTGATAATTGAACAAATGGGTGCAATGTCACTTGCATTTAATGTTCTGAACTTATATTCTTTCATTATTATTCTCCTTATTCTACACTTGATGGAAGTGGATTAGCTTTTGACGGATAGTAAATGTGGTACGGTGCTATATTTAAATCACCGTCAATGCTCTGATAACATTCAAATGTTGCCTTAATTACTGCATTTTCCTTGTTCTTTGACTCAGACTCAAAGCCTGTTGTACAAAGAGCATTATCAAGGATAGCAATGATGGGTGTACCGTCTGTTTTCGTCCCTACGAAGGCAATATTTTCATAATAGTCACCATCTTCAATAGTTGCCTTTGACTCAATAAGGTCATAACCCTCAATATCAGACTCAGCAATCTTGCCAAGTGTTGTTGACTTAATTGTTTCAGGTGTAAGTTCTGCAAAGTTAGTTTCCAGCTTAACACTTTCACCTGTTTTCTGAGTTAAACCCTTAACCTTAACTAATGCACCGTCAAGTTCAATGTCCTTAACTTCCGGTGTAATTGTTAGCTTACTGCCACCACTTGTTGAACCAATAAGGCTTTCTGCAAAGTTCCATTTCTTTTTAGAATTATCATACTTTAATCCTTTGTGGATAGTACCTGCACCAAAGAGAATATTTTTCGGTGTATCTTCTGTGATACCATGACTTTTTATTTCTTCATATGCCATATTCTTAGTTTCCTTTCCATAATTTAATACTTAATGTTACTTGACACTTCTTTAGGTCATCATCTTCAAGTGGAATGTTAAAAGAATTGTCATAAAAAATAACCATTGCAGAACCCTTTTTAGTTACTACCGAAACAGAGTGTCTGTAATGGTTAATAATAATTGATTTCTGCTTTTCAAGTTCAAAGAATGAACCTCTTGAAAAGCCTGTTAAGATAACAGAAATATTTTCTTGTCCGTCTTCTGTAGTACCTTGACTACTTGTGTAATCACCTACCCAATAAGGATAAGTAACCGGTACTTTAGTCATTCTGCCAAATTCATAGTTTAGTCCAAGTTCTGTAAGGTGTGAATCAATGGTTGATAATACTTCATCCATATCTATTTCAGTCCTTTCAATTTCTGTTCAAGAGCCTTTGGTACTTTTGACTTTAACTTTTCATGGGCATTAAATAAGGCTCTGCTAGGCTTTTTACCATAAGTAAAGTGACCGTTACCGTCTTTATCAACATAGTACCAGCCATCTTTTCTACCGTTGCCCTCTAAAGCATATTCACCGGTACCAAATTCTTCCCAAATGGCATTTTCCATTGGTGAACCAATGATACCTTCAAGTGCGTTTTCATCAATAGCATAGTCCCAAGAACCTTTTGTCTGACCTGTATCAACTCTTGTATTTCTTGCAGTTTGTGACTGATATTCTCCACACACTTCATACAAAAATGCTATTACGGCATCTTGCATTTCTGCATTGACCTTTAGTCTGTTATCTTCAAAAACAACATTGTCAGCCATTTTGACCACCTACATATTTTAGATAGAACTCCAAATGCTGATGAAGTCCCATAGGGTCATCAATAAATGTGATTTGGTACATCTGATTATTGATAATCACCCTTGAATTTTCACTAGTGAATGTAATAGGTTTGTAGTCACAAATAAAGATATGTGTTGACTCCTCAATTTTGGCATTAAATGTAGTATATTTTGTACTCTGTGTACTTAAATCAAGAAACCCTATTGTAGTGAGAACATCTGACCATATATGTTCTGCTTCACCAATAGGGTTTTTCTGTTCACTGCTTTTCACTTGAAAAGTAGCAGATATGTTACCACCAATCATACTAGAACCTCGCCTTCATATATGGCTTTAAAAAGCCTAGTAATGATATTGGGTAACCCATTACCTGATTACTGCTATCTTGTGAAAAATATGTTACAGAGTGTCTGGAGATTGTTTCTGATTGTATTCCAACCTTATCTCTGTTTCTTACTTCCCATAACAGTAAATTTATAGTACCTTCCTTTACTGCACTAGGATACTGAACTTTAGTTACAAGGTTATAGTCACAATCAATTAAATCTTTGTTGAGAACTGTTCTATCGTTCTCCATATCCACAATTACATACAAACCGTTATTAACAGAATCAGTAATCTGTATTGTGTCACCTACACTAAACCTAGTATCTGAACCCATAAGGTCATTACCTAAGGCTTTGGCAGAGAACCTTTTGCTACGGCATTGAAAATTGTTGTTAGTATATG